GGCCTATCTTCGGAGGGTAAATTGTAACTTCGTGCAAACAGGACTATGGAAGCACTCAGGAAATTGTTTGGATCTGTGAAACCTATTTATGTAGGTCAGCATGCTTTGGGAATTAATACAGGGAAAACCATAGACATGTTCTCTATCATATGTAGAGTGGTTCTGAGGTATATACAGACAGGGAAAATTGAAATGAAGGTCGACAGTTTGTCTGGCTTTCTACTGGAGTTGATTAAAACCGATGCTGCTGCGAAGTGGGACTGGTTTATGCGTTGTGGGAAAAAGAGGCATTATATCAAGCCGGCCATGCCTTGGCTCGGTGGTGGTCTCACAGCATACCTACTAGCACGCAAGTGGTACTCCAGGCTGGCGGTGGCTGTTGCAATGACTCCTGTTTGTCTTGCAATGTCATACGCTACCCTACCTAGGGAAAAACTGTCTGCTTTCCGCCTCAGGTCTGAAGCTACTGGATATATGGAGGATGAGAGTGATGCAACAGAGTGCTTGGTGGTAGAGGAGGTCCCTGAGCTTAAAGGGAAAGACGGTGAGCATATTGTCACAGGTAGTAGGTTAACAAAGATTAAAACCAGCACTGGTAGACCGAGACGTACACCATATGCAGCTAAGGTTGCACAGGTTGCGCGGTCAAAGGTTGGCTATCTTAAGAATACTCCGGAGAATAGGCTCATCTATCAACGGGTCATAATCGAAATCATGGAGAAGGACTGTGTCCGATACTGTGATAGAGATATGATACTACCACTGGCTATTGGCTTCTGCTTCGTGTACCAAGACGGGGCTGTTGAGGCTAGTCACCTTTGGGGCTCCCCGGAGTCCCTGGGTGTTAAATAGGGAGGCCTAGTGCGCTTTCCTGGGGTCGTAACGCAAATTACTCGCGATATCCCATCTGGTGCGTTACTTCCCCAGGAGGTGCTAGAGGTCCGCACAGGACCTCCCTTATCCAAGGAGCGTAGTATATACATGGTTGCAGGTGGTCCATCACAGGCGCGCTTCTTGGTTCATAACCATTGCCTGGCAAACCTGAAAAGGGGTCTTGTGGAGAGAGTCTTCTGTGTTGAGAAAGAGGGGAGACTCACTCGCACTCCACAACCTGTTAAAGGAGCATTTGGTAGTCTCTCTAAGTTCAGGAGAGCTGTCGTGGAGGAGGTTGGGCGTGCCCACCGCTTAGAGTATGAGGGGTTCCTCTCGTATTACAGTGGTGCGAAGCTACGTACTTACTCCAAGGCAGTGGAGAGTCTGCATATCCAACCCGTAAATGAACGAGATAGTTTTTTAACTACCTTTGTCAAAGCGGAGAAGATATCGACTGCCAAAGGCGACCCAGCACCTAGGGTGATACAGCCTCGGTCACCTAGGTATAATGTGGAATTAGGAAGATACTTGCGGCATATAGAATCAAGGCTGATGAAAGCTGTCGATAAGGTGTTCGGGGAAACCACATGCATTAAGG